GAACTTGGCGTAGTCGGCGACGATGTTTTCGAGAAGTGCAGCAATCGCTTCGTTCATGTTCATGTCGGGTTCCTTCCGTTCACAAGATGAATATAGGTGATTCGTCTTCGATTGTCAAGCACTCTCAACAAAGAGTGCTGATATTGTCAAACAAACCCCGAATGAACTTGCCGGTCGCCTTGGCTTCCTTGTAGAGAGCCGCCTTCATCTTGAACTTCGGGAGTTGGTCGAAAGGCAGTCGAACCTCAACCGGGCGCCCATCGAGTTCCCCGTAGCAATACGAAACATCCCACATGGGGAAACCCGGGTCCGAGAGAAGCCGCAGGCGGGTGATATAGAGCCCGTCGGTATCCCAGTCGACAACTTCGCGAGCCTCGGCTTGCGCCCGTCGCTGGGCTTCGGTGAGAGGATTGACTTCCTGAGTTCCGTAAAGGTTCATGAGTGATTCCTTCTGTTCACATGATGAACATAAGCGATTCTTCACTCAGGCACAAGCCCTTTCAGATGGTTTCGGTGGATTTTTCCACCGACGAAAGCGTTGTGGTATTCGTTCGGGCGCAGAAGACAGTCCGTCTCCAACTGGTACTTCATTTCGTAGTAGGACATTTCGCCCTTCGACTTGCACAACCGCAGTATCTCACGGTGGAAGTTCGAACTTCCCTTCTCTTCGACCAACTTCTTCACTTCTTCGGATGAACCGTAGTACTCTTTCCAATCGGACTCTTTGATGACAACACGCTTTCGTGTCTTTCCCTTGAGTGGCGGAAGTCTCTTGGTCGATACTAGAGTCTTCTTTCCGATGTATTTCATACCTGTTGACAGGTCAGTGATGACATAGACGAACCCCAAGTGCCCGTCTATGTCTTCGCTCTTGAACTCGGTTCCTTTATAGAACCAAGTCATTCTTCGTCGTCTTCGCTCCAATCCTCGTCTTCGTCATCCGAGGTGTAGAGTTCTTCACCGCAGAACGGGCAGAAGTTGATGCTATCCTCTTCCGAGTGCGCAATCTCTCCTGTGGCGCCGCAGTACTGGCATTCAAAATCTTCGCTGTCCATTTTGGTCTCCTTGTGGTTTCGTTGTATTTAGGCTTCGCAAACAAGGGCGCTCGTATGATATATAGTATGTAGTTCGCGGAATTTGTGGTGATCTTCCCAACTACTCTAGAAACAGAAGAGGTTCCAGCATGACTATATATGAGCCACACGGCTATTACGTTTACGCATACTTGCGTGAAAACGGCACACCTTATTATATCGGAAAAGGGAAAGGTCGTAGGGCTTGGTCTAAACGACATTCTGTTTTTTTGCCCCCGAAAAACAGAATCGTAATACTAGAATCTGGTTTGACTGAGGTAGGCGCTCTTGCGATAGAACGCCGGTTAATTAGATGGCACGGTCGAAAATCAGAAGGCGGAATTTTATACAATCTCACACTGGGTGGGGAAGGCAGTACCGGATATGGAATTAGAAGACCTTGTAAAGAAGAAACCAAAATTAAACTCTCGGAGGCCAAGAAAGGCAAATCTTATCCAAAACTAACCGAGGCCAATAGGCGAACGGGCGAGAGGAAAAAAGGAATACCTTTACCAGAGTCGACAAAAGAAAAACTCAGAGTCAGTAGGAACAAATGGACCTTTAGCGACGAACACAAAGCGAACTTATCAAAAGCCGCAATAGGAAAACCACATCCAGTAAAGGCGGTTACCTGTCATTATTGTCTAAAGACAGGTAACCCAGGCGCTATGTCACGGTATCATTTCGACAATTGTAAGTTCAACCCTCACAAACACTGCAAGTGAGAATGTCCCGAACTAACTGCTGTGACGGATTGGTGCTACGCTGGTAGTAGAACGTCTTGACACCCATTCTCCACCCTTCGATGATGAGTGCATTCACGTCCTTCGCCGGAACATCGGGAGCAATCAGAAGGTTCAGAGACTGAGACTGGTCGATATACTTTTGACGCGCTGCAGCCTGTTGAACGATGCTGATCGGAGCGATTTCCGAAAAAGTCTTGAAAACGTCCTTTTCGTTCTTGGTGAGGAAGTCAAGATGCTGGACGGAACCGCCTCTTTGTAGAATAGAGAACCAAGTCTCTTCGTCGTTCTTCCCGTGAGTTTCGAGAACCTTGACAAGGTATGGGTTTCGATATGTGAACTTCCCCTTCGCCAGGTCCTTGGTGAAGTAGTTCGATGCAAGAGGTTCAATCGAAGGCGAGACTTGCCCAAGGATGAAAGAACTCGAAGTCGTCGGCGCGATGGCACAACGGGTGAGGTTTCGAACTCCATATCCAAGAAGCCCTTCGGGTTCCCCGTATTCTTCCGCCAGTTCCTTCGAAGCGACCAGAGAACGGTCGTCAATGAACTTGCTGATCTTGACGGTGAGAAGGTGTGCCTCGAAAGACTCGAACGGAATCATCTTCGACTGAAGATAGGAATGCCACCCGAGTTGCCCGAGCCCAAGCGCTCGCCAGTATCGTGCAAAGCGGTTGGACGCTTCCATATACTTGATCTTCGATGTCTTTTCGATGTATTCTTCCATGACGGCATCAAGGAACCAAATCATCGTTTCGACTGCATCGGTGTTGCACCACTCATCGAAAGTCAGAACATTCATGGAAGCCAGGTTACAGACGAATGACCAGTCGTCGTTTGAAGGAAGAGCGATTTCCGAACAAAGATTCGAAGCGTGAATCTTGATGTTCTTGTCCTTCAAGACCTGAGGCTTGTTGTCGTTGACGTTATCGGTGAAGAACAGGTATGGATATCCCGTTTCCTTGCGCTTGCGAAGAACACGGGCCCAGATTGCCCGCTTGTCTGCATCGCCCGCGATCATTTCTTCCATCCACTTGTTGGTGATGCACAACCCAAGCGAGATATTTTGAATGGGTGAACCGACTTCGCGAATGTCAAGGAACTCCATCACGTCCGGGTGTTCGATGTCGAGGTATGCAGCGAAAGACCCACGCCGAGTCGAACCCTGACTAATCACATCGACTGTCGTTTCCCACAAAGCGAGGTAGTATGCGGGCCCGTTTGCCTTGCCGTTCTTTCCCCCGCGCACCAGCGAGCCTCGGGCGCGAATGTCTCCAAAGTATCCTGAAGTGCCTGCGCCGTTCTTGCTCTGGACACCGACCTCGCCAAGTTTGTCAAAGAAGGATTCAACGGAGTCTCCGACATAGACGCCGTTACAGGATATCGGAAGCCCCTTATCCACCCCAAAGTTCGCCCAGACAGGCGACGAAAGAGAGTAATATCCCTTGCTCATGTAGTCGTAGAACTTGTCTCCGAAACCTGGCTTGTCGAGTATCTTTTCGGCAGCCTTGGCGATTTCTCGAACTCGCTCTTCGACAGTCATGTTACCGTCGATATATCCTCTTGACAGGAAGATTCGCGAGTCCTCGTTTGCCCATTCAAATCCCATATTCGTTTCCTCTTTGTAAGTTGTTGAGTCTAGCATCAAAACAGGTCATCTGCTGTAATCGCGTGCCCCTTGGCATAATCGACCGGGCGCTTCACGAAAAAGTCAGTCATGTTGGTTCCGTATAGTTCCTCGTCAAACCAAACTGTCTTCTTTGCGAGTTCCTCGTCATACACGATGGCGGAACTGTCGAACCCTATCTGGTCAATCGACTCCTTCATTCTCTTTGCGATGAAAGCCTTGAGAATCTTGGCGTCAAGCCCGGGTGTCGTGTATGAGCCCATGATCCAGTCGATGACCTTCGACTCTGCCTTGAGAGACTCCAGACATTCGTGCTGAATGCGTTCCTGAAGTTCGGCGTCAAACAGTTCGGGATACTCTTCCCGCAGGGTGTTGATGATCTTGATGCCCACTTGAGAGTGCAGCATTTCCTCGTTTCGCGTGTATTGCACCTGTTGCGCACAGTCCTTCAAGACAGCACGGTTTCTGTTGAAGTGCATGATGATGTAGAACTGAGAAAACAGCGACACGTTTTCGACAAACAGGGTGAACAGAGCGATTGCATAGATGTATTGCTTCTTTGCATCGTTCTTGTAGACCTTATTCAGGTACTTGCGAAGATAGTTGACTCTTCCGCGAATCACTTCTTCATTCAAGTTCTGCTCGAACACATGGGTGAGTTGAAGAACGTCAAGAAGTTTCTCATACGCGAGGTTATGAATCACTTCAGAGTTCGCCATTGCGAAACCCAAGTCTCGAATAGAGGGGTGGGGCAGGTTTTCCCCGAGTTTTGCCCAGAAAGTCTTGACCGCGACTTCGATCTGCCCGATTGCAGATAGAGTCTTCACGATGATTTCTCTTTCCTCTTCGGATAGGTCAGTCTTGAACTGTGAATAGTCTGACCTGAAGTTGAACTCGTCGGGCGTCCAGAACCCTTGCCAAATGGCATCGATGAACTGCTTTGCCCAAGGGTAAAGGTCCGGTTTTCTTGCTATCTGTTCTTCGTACAACATTTCTCTCTC